ATACTGATATATTTTTTACTGCTAAGTAATAAGCTCACGAGAATAGAAAGGAAAATAGATGCTAATAAATAAGAAAAAATACAATGAAATTGTCGATAAAGCAGACAAAGAGATTGAATTTTTATGTGAAGAGAAACGAAAGCTCGAACTCATAATCAATGAAGTCTATCGTATCCACAAGAGTTGGAAAGCAAATAAAATCGGCAATCTAAAAGCAATAACTCAAATCAGTAAATTGTTTCAGGAGGAAAATCATGGGTAATATAATAGCAGAACTACTAATGACAATAATGGCTTTATTGATTGACTTATGTTTAGCTTTGTGTGTGGCTATATTATTTCTAACAGGAATGGAAAAGCTGAAAGGATTGTTCGATGAATAAACCATGTATAGACTCGCAAGAAGATGGACAAACAAAGCGTTAAAATGTTACGACAAGAACTAAACCAAGAACAAAAACAAGAACAAAAGCTACAGCAGAAGCAAGAGCAATTGCAGAGACTAATAGTAAATCATCCATCTTTAATTGCGTGGGTTAGAGAAAAAGAAGAAGAAAGAACAATCTATGAATATGAAGATGGGCAGATCATTAAAAAAATAAAAAACATAAATGAATATTCAGAAGAAGAGACTTTAGATGTTTTTGATTATATAAACAGAAATAAAGGATAGATATGCAAAAAGTAGAGCCATGTCCGATGTGCGGAAGATTCGATGGGGATTCAAAAGAAAAATGGGAACGTAGGGAAGATGAAATTGATAAAATAAATCTAATTCTCGCAGGGATATTATTTAGCGATAAAGCAACAACCAGACAAAAAGAAATATTTATGGCTAAATACTATTTTTCAAGAGGCTCATTAGAACAAATTGGTGATGATTTTGATTTAAACAAAATGACCGTAAAAGAACATCTTGACAAAGCAACAGATTTACTCGCACATACAATAAATACCCTTACGAATTAAGCACTATTTCAAGACTCAACCCTTACGAAATAGATAATATATAAAAAAAATAAGTATAATAATATAAATACTTACAGGGATTTGATCACATAATCCCACTATATAACACACCAAAACACCCTTACGCAATGCCCCTATTATGAAGGGGTTAATTGCTACCCTACTCGCCATAGAACTATTGAAACAGGGCGAAAGACAGGAAAGCAATTTCAAATCTTAACCGGTTATCATTTGAAAAGAGAGATTGATTGGAAATATCATATTATAATCCAACAGAATTGATTGCTGCCGAATATAACCCTCGGCAATTAACAAAAGACCAGCATAAGGATTTAACTGATTCGATTAAACGCTTCGGATTGGTTGATCCTTTAATTGTTAACACCCACAAAGAACGTAAGAACATTTTGGTAGGTGGACATCAACGTCTAAAAATTGCACAAGAATTAAATATAAAAGAAATTCCATGTGTAGAGGTAGAACTAAATCCAGATCAAGAAAAAGAATTAAATATTAGACTGAATAAGAACTCTGGTGAATGGGATTATGATGCTTTGGCGAATTACTTTGATGTGGGGGAGCTTACAGAGTGGGGATTCACAGATGATGATCTGCAATTCTATGAAGATGAACCGACAGAAGGACTGATTGATGATGATGAAGTACCTGAAGTAGAAGAAGCGATTACAAAACAAGGCGATCTCTGGCTATTAGGTGAGCATCGGCTATTGTGTGGAGATGCAACAAGAAAAGAGGACGTTGAGGCACTTATGGGCGGACAAAAGGCAGATATGGTGTTTACTGATCCACCTTATGGTATAGGGTATGAATATAATTCTCATAAAGATAAGGAAGGTGAGGAATATTTAGAGTTTTGCAATAAGTGGTACAGTATTATAAAAGAAATATGTAGTCTTTCAATTATAACTACAGGATGGAAGTATAACAAATTTTGGTGGAACAAGGAACCTTTAGACTGTCTGTATTGGTTTTGTAAAAACAAAACAAGTGGTGGAAAGTCATCATATTTAAGAAAAGTAGAGCCAATATTTATATTTGGGGAAATTAGAGATAGATATAAAGAAGATTATTTTGAAATTCTAAACAACTACAACAACGAAGTGAAGGGGTTGCATTCTTGTCCAAAGCCTGTTGAGTTGTTGCAATGTCTATTGGTTGATCAGGTAAATATTAAAGGCATTGTATTGGATATATTTCTTGGTTCTGGCACAACCTTAATAGCTTGTGAAAAAACTAATCGTAAATGTTACGGCATGGAAATAGATCCGCATTACTGCGATGTAATTGTAAAGCGTTGGGAAGATTATACAGGTAACAAGGCAGAAAGAGTTGAGACTGCAAGTGCCTGAAAAACAGCAAGGAAACAGCAAAAGAGTATTTGGTAAGCCATTTAAAAAAGGTCAGTCAGGCAATCCTAAAGGCAGACCACCAAAGGTAAAATGTATCCCCGACATACTCCGCAAGATAGGAGAAGAAGAAGGATTAAAAGATGGCAGTAAGACTAAATTAGATGTTGTAATGTATAAAGTATTCCAATTTGCATTAGAAGGGAAGCCGTGGGCTGTGCAGTTCATCGCAGACAGAACCGAAGGTAAAGCATTAGATCGTATAGAGGCTACGATTAACCAAGAACCTATCAAGGTTTTTGAAATTGAATAATGGAATGGACACTCAATCCGCTAAGGAGAGAGATACTCAAAGACGATCACCGATTCAAGGTGGTGGTAGCTGGGAGACGCTTCGGCAAGACTTACCTGGCATTAATGTGGCTTTGTCTGGGGGAGATAGAAGCGAACGAAAGAAGATGGTTCATAGCTCCAACATACCGACAAGGCAAGATGATAGCATTCCCGGTACTGAGGCAGATATTCCGGGACAGGGCGAAAGTAAACGAATCAGAACTAAAGGTAACATTATCCAATGGGGCAGAAATTTGTATCAAGGGTGCAGATAATGAGGATTCCTTACGAGGTGCAGGGCTTAATAGGGTTGTTCTTGATGAATATGCTATGTTTAAGAATCACGTATGGCAGGAGATTGTCCTTCCTATGTTAGCAACTACTCAAGGCGATGCAATGTTCATCGGTACTCCAGATGGATACAATTCTTTGTATGATTTATACCTAAAGGGGCAAAGCGATCCTGAATGGATGTCGTGGCAATACACTACAATAGAGGGTGGTTTCGTTGAAGATAGTGAGATTGATAGACTCAAATCTAATATGGATGGGAGACTATACAGACAAGAGATGGAAGCATCATTCGAGACAACAGGTAATCGTGCTGCATACAATTTTGATAGAGATATTCATATTAAGAAGGCTGATGGATTAACAACTGAACGATTTATAGGTATGGATTTCAATGTTGATTACATGAGTGCAGTCATAGCTTGTGTATATACTGATGGGACTATTCATTATTATGACGAGATTCGACAGTCTAATTCTAATACAGAAGCTATGAGCAGAGAGATGCGTAAGAGATGGGGCTTATATCCAATATTCCCTGATCCAGCTGGTAAGGCACGATCTACCACATCTAATAGATCAGATCATCAGATTTTAAAAGACAATGGATTCCAGGTGATTGCGAGAGTTGCCCACCCAACGCAGAAAGATAGATTGAGTGCATTGAATAGAATGCTATTAGATGCTAAAGATAGAGTCAAGATGACCATTGATCCATCGTGTAAATATTTAATTAAAGATTTAGAACAGACACAGCGAGATAAAAAAGGTGGGATTTCCAAAAAGGACGATGCGATGACACATTTTTTGGATGCTTGTTCGTATTATATTGAGCTTAAACATCCGATTGTGCAAAGAGTAGGAACATCGGTGGCATGGAATTGATACTCGGCTTCTCATTGGGCTTTAATGTGTTATTCATAGGACTATGGATAATAGGGTGGCGACTGGACAAAAAGATAAAGCAGACATCGGATAAGATGATGCAAAATATCTTCACGAAAGACGAAAATAAGAATTGGATGTATGAAGCATGAGATCAGTGAACACAATAGTAATGCCTGAACTATCAGAATCATTAGTGATGGAATCAGTAAGAAAGGCTCAAGAAGGCGTAGCGAACAGAGAAGATGCAGAGAAGGCGGTAGCACTAGA